GAGCATGAAGGCTTTGAATCCGTTAATATCATATTCTCCAGGCTCAGATATAGGGATAAGGTTATCGTAACTAAGTAGAAGAGAATCAATAGAGTTAATCTTATTGGTATTCTTATAATAAACATCATGATTACCTACAAGTTGCCAGACTTTTACGCCTAAATTTTTGAACTTATCATATACATGTTCCTTTGCCCAATCAAGTGACCAGTAATCAATATTCTTTCTATTGTCAAAGGCATCTCCCATATGGATGCAATACTCTATCCCTCTCTTCTCCAGTTCAGGAAAAAAGATATCATCATAAAATTTCTGAAAGAAATTATGAAAGACTTTACTACCTCTTCGTCCTCCGAAGTGGGTGTCAGTTATAATTGCAATCTTCATTTCTTAGTTGTATTACTACGTGTACGATTAATAATACTAATAAATTTATCACCAGCAAAGTGGCCACCTAAACATACATCTATCTCATCACCATCTTTCCAGTTGGTTTCACCATTCATTTTGGTGTGTGTCATTGCTAATTGAATCTTATCAATGACTTCTTGAGTTAGTCTCATTGATTCATCTTCGTTTGGACTGCTTCTTTTATTGAATTGTAATCACTAGAATTACCGTAAGTATCGTCCACATGCATAACTTCATCATAGCCTGACTTCTCAATGATTTTCTCACGGATCTCCATTTGTTTCTTCTCTTTCTGGATCCTCCGAAGAAATGCGTAGTGTATAATCTGGGTGAAGTAAGCAAAAGGGTTTGTAGATTTCTCTGGATTGAAGTTGTGTATGTATTGAACGCAGTTCTCAATCCCATCGGAAATCATATCCTCCCTAAACATATAATTGACAAAGTTTGGTTTGTATGATAAATGTGTGGCAATCTTAACAAAGCACTCACCAAGATAATTAGTGATTCTAGGCTTAGGATCACCCTTCTCTTCAGCTTCTTTAACATCAGCCTTATACTGCACAATAGCGTATAAGAACTCTTTATTATTGACGTAATGCTCAGATCTTTTTCTGGTGCGTGTTCCTTTTGCTGGCATTTTACATACTACCTCTTTAGTTGTTAATAGTGTACCATAAAATCAGTCGCTTGACAAGTTATAAAATTGTGTGTACAATAACTCTGCCAGGGTTCAAGGGGATGCTATTCAGCTTTATTTGAACCTTTATTATTATAGATACCTTCAAGATACTGTCGGGCCTGATCAACAGAAATTATATATCCCATCTTCTTAGTTACTTTAATTTTCTCAGAAGAACCACCATTTAGATTAGAAAATATAAATTTTTGATAATATTGAACTACTTCTGAATCTTCTTTAGCTTCTACTACAGTAATAACTCTATCCATAGGAATAACCATTATTCCTTCTGTAGGATTACTTCTCAACCAAGGCATCATTCTTAGACCTTCATGAGAACCATTCATATGAACTGTTTCTATTTCTACAGGATCACTTACAATTAAAACCGTGCGACCATTTTCTTCAGACGGCATTACCTCAGCGAAGATCTCTTCGCCAGATATCAATTTAATTGAGCCATAGAATTCTTCGTCCATATTATTTTAACGTTACGTTAGATAGTTCATAATTAAAGTTCTCCTCATTGTATATTTTAACACGTTCTATTAAATGATTCAAGGTGTAATTCCTTTGGCCGTCTGAACTAATGTCATCAGCAATATCATATAATACTGCCATATTTTTACCTTTGGATTTACGGAGAACCCTACCTATAGACTGTAGGTTTCTTATTCTAGACTTGGACGGCGACGCAAACACGACGTTGTGAAGATTTTTAATGTTAATTCCAGTTGAGAAGGTGCCGTAAGAGGCAACAATAATAGCATTTTTCTCCTGTTCGGTGATCAATCTTACTTCTTCTCTCTCTTCTCCGTCTACTCCACCGTGTACAAAAAAGACTTTTCGTACATCATCTACCGAACTATTTATAGATTTATATAATATTTCGCCATGAGATTCTACTCTACTATACAGTATTAAAGTATTACCATCAAGAGATAATGCTAAATTTTTTATAAAATTGTTTCTTTTCTCATGAGATATGATATAATTAATCTCTTCTTGGTAATCTTCAAATTTTATAGGCGGATGTTTTAATAAGATGATTCGGATATTTAATTTAGATAAATGTCCTTTCTCTATTAATTCATTCGTCTTTGTTACTTTATAGGATGGCCCAAACAAACCTTCTAGAACCCACTTGTGAGTCTGTGCTCCACTTAGAGTTCCAGTGAATCCATATCTATATTTGGTATCTCTAAGTTTAGACATGATACTAACTAAAGATTTAGATTTAAACTGATGGGCTTCATCTCCTATTATAACATCAAACTGACTAAACCATTTCCTATCCATCTTATAAATGGATTGCCATGTTGATATAGTTACTCTCTGAGGAGTACTTCTCTTTCTACCAGCATAAACACGATGACAGTATTTTTCGACATCCCAACCATACTCTATAAAATCCTTATACATCTGTTCTACAAGAGAGGTAGTAGGAACAACTAGTAGTATTCTTCTCTTTCTACCCACATGGTAACGTGTAACAGCATAGATCATCAGGGACTTACCTGATCCAGTGGGCGATATAATTAATTTTCTATTGTATTTTAGTGCCTCATACACACCATCAATTTGATATTCTCTAGGTTTATGTGTAGAGATTGCAGTCATATAATCCTTTACACCCTCTCTTGATATCTCCTCATTTTGTTCAAAGGGTGTTCCATATACTTCGTTGTTTATAAACTTAACTGAATATTCCGACTTCTTTGCCCAAGAAACTATCTTATCCAATAATCCTACATACACTTCCCCAGTGGCAGTAGAAAATAATCTTACCTTACCATCCCAATGTCTATTCCTATACTGAGGCATAAACTTGGCGCCTGGAACATCAAAGGTAAAGAAATCAGATAGTTCCTGTTGTATATGAGGTTCTGCATCTATTGTTAGATGAACCTCATTCTTTTTAGCGATATTAAGATCAGTCATAACCTCTCGTAAATCGTTGCCATTCAATGGCATTTTTGATTTGATACGTTCGATTCAATATAACTTTAAGGATACTCTCAAGATAATCTAACATTATCTGATAGTAATCTATCTTTGCAACACACTTTATAAGATCTTCATCTCCATCAAAATATATTCCTAAGTCTGCCTTTAGAACTTTATGGTCAAAAGGTTTCTCAGCATATACCTCTGGTGATGCTTTACCTGAGTAATATTGCCACTTCTCTTTCTTTAAAACTTTATATCTAGTTTCCTGAGCTCTCTGAAGGGTTAAGATATTATTGTATATCTTATAATATTTTGCGTGTAATGCTGGTACTCTTGTTGATTCTGAATGAAGAAGTTCATTATCAATTACTGAGTCTTTATCCCAAAGGTCTTGTATAAATTCAAGGTTCATTACCTATTAAACTCTCCACATTAAAAATAGTATATTTAAAAGAAGCTGTCGCCATAATATAATTTATATCAGTTGCATCAGCTGTAAATGGTACTGGTGTAAGTGATACTGGGAACATGTCTGTAAAATGGACTTTAGCTACAGGGTTGAAACTACTATTATACACTAATAATGTTCCATCTGACGTATCTCCCAATGTTAAATCTTCTTGATTCTGTTGGTTGAGGGGTATAGCTTCCGCAAAAGACTCTGGAAAACCCAATGATCTCATCCATCTTTCTATCTGTAGATAGTTTTCTAGATTCTCATCAATGAAAAATTCAATATCTAAATCCCCATAACTCAGCTTATCGCCAGGTATTGGAATATCCTTCAAGTAAGAAGTCTGAATAGACACTCCTAGATTGATGTTTGGAATACTAACTGACTGAGAAAGGAAATCTACCTTGGGTGCTTTAACCAAACTAAACTTAAATCCTGCAGGCGATAGGAAATTCCTATTTGAAACTTGCCTGGAAAAGGCAGTAAAACTTCTTTCTGCCATGTGTTTTTACTTTTATTTATCTTGCAACTCAGGGGGATCACATTCTGGATTAATACTTTCTACCATTGTGCCACCTATATCAGCACCTTGATCCATACCCATCATTGTAGCAGCTCCAGCAAGAACCCAACCAACGAAAGGGATCCCAGTGAGAGAAGGGGCCACAGCAGCACCAACACTAGCACCGACCATTCTACCTGTTCCTTTTCCTGATCCGATTGCTTCAATACATTCTTCTGACTTGCCACCTTTTGTGGTTTGAGTAACCAAATGTTGAGTCCCAAGTCTCGTTGCTGGATATGATTTCCTCTCTGTAACCGTGTTGTTACCCAGTCCCAGAAACCCACCTTTCTTCTTTATATCCCGTTCCACATGAGACATCTTAGGATCATGAGCACGATAATTAATCCTATAACCTTCCTTACCTGCTTCTACGTTATAGGAAGTATATGGCCCAACAGGCACATTTACTATTGGAAATTTTTGTTGTCTGGAGATTATACCAATCATCCCTATATGACTAAGACCTAATACGGTTCCAAGACTTATAGCTATCCATTTTGTATTCATCATCATAAAATGAGGCTTAGTATATATACACGTTTCCACAAAAAAAGAGACCCCCGAAGGAGTCTCTCTCTGAATATGTAACTGATATTACATAAGGTTTGAAACTTTAACTCGTCTGTAGTAGCGGTTAGAGTTTGAAAGTAGGCGTCCAAGACCTTGGTTAGAAACGTTACCCTCAGCGAATGGGTTAGCAACGATTCCATAACGAGTCTTAAAGCCAATTTTTGGTTGGAAGGTGTCCTGACCAACAGCACGAACCATCTGAAGAGGAACGTATGGGCAGTAGAACAGTCCAGCATCGTAAGGATTAGATCCTTTGTAACCAACAACGTAGTACTGATTAGCGTCATTGTTTGCAGCGAATGGATCGATGTAAACTTTGTACTTACCAGCCAATGTTCCAGCAAATGTATTGCCAGTGTCATCAACGTTAAGGTTAGCGTTCAATGCAGGTGTGTAATCAAGGATTCCAGCCATTGTAAGTGCAGAAGCAACGTCTGCAGAGCATAGGACAACGTTGCCCTTTCCTCTACGAGTTCTTTGTGCGATCTGGTTGGCATCTCTTTCTATCTGGAAGAGAAGTCCCTTGAATTTCTCAACTGACCAACGACCATTACTGTCGGTGTCTAAGTCGAATGTTCCAGCTGTTGCGGTGTTAATTGTTGCACCTTGCTCAGCAGACTTGTAGATAGTACGGATAACTTCACGGTTGATCTCAGCAAGTATCTCTGTTGAAAGGATATTTGCGAGTTCAGACTCGGCGTTTAATCCGTGAATGGCTTTCAAGTCTTGAGCCAATTCTAGTGAGTACTCAGCTTTGAGGGCTCTGGACTTCGCAGTCACAGTAACTTTCTCAATACTGAATGCCATTTCTTGGAAATGGTTAGAAGCACCGTCACCTAAAGCTTCGGAGTCTCCTGTCCTCATACCTTGACCTACATCATATGCAGATGTGGTAGCAGAGGCAACTGGGTTAAGAACGCCAGGGTTAGTACCAGACTGTGAAGTTGTACCGAAACCAGCAGCGGTGTCAGTCATTCCTCCAGTTAGGTTCTCTGCGCTGTTCTGTCCAGAGAATGCTGAATCTGGCTCATCGAATAGAGCTTCAGTTCCACTCTGATTCGTGTAGCGAGAACGCATTGCGAAAATCAGACCTGTAGGGCCGCTCATTGGCTGAACACCTGCAAGGTCATAAGCGACCAAGTTAGGCATTGCACGGCGGATAAGGCTGATCAATACTGGGTCGAAACCAGCAACAGGGCCAGCTTCTGCGGATGATCCACTAAATCCACCTGTTCCAGCAGAGTTAGTAGGTGAAGCTTCTCCTAAAAAGGACTGCTCTTCACGAAGCATTTGTTCTTGATTCTCAAGGAGAACAGCAGTAACATTACGTCTGTGTGAGTCCTTGATAGCTTCAGACCCTTCGTGGTCTAGAAGCGGCGCCCACTTTTCAGTGAGTGCTTGGTAATTGATGTTTTGTTGCATCGTTTTGTTGGGTTGTTTAACTAAAAATTAATCAGTTCCTATTTCATACGTCCAAGAGCTTCAAGGTAAGTCGCCATGGAACCAGTAGTTGGCTCAACATGTGCTGCTTCTTCCTTCAATTCTTGAGGTGCGCTCGTAGGAGAACTAGTCTTTCCTCCTTTGAAGTATGACTCCTTAAGAGTTTCTAGCTTTCCACGATAGGCTTCTTCACTTTCAAACTCAACACCTTCTGCAAGTGACTGTAGTTTTTCCTTTTGGGATACTGCAAGTCCTTCTGCAACGTTGTTGAAGACAGTCTGAGCTGTTGATTCACCAAGTTTTTGGTTAAGTGCAACGTTTCTTTCTATCTGCTCGTTAAGCTTGGTCTCCATTTCATCAAGTTTGTCTACCATATTCTCTAGTACATCATATTTATCTTCAGGTAATGATACATAATGTTCTTCAAAAAGCTGTTTCATGCCGTCTAAGAATGAGTCAGTCATTTCAGCCTTGATTCCTCTCTCGACTGCTAACTGATTTTCTTCTAACCACTCTTCTGCGACATATTCGAGATACGCATCGGTTCTCTCAGTGAGACCAACTTTAATTTCCTCAACTTCTTCGCTGAGTTTAGTAGCGTATTCTTCGTTTAATTGATTTTCGATATCGGTAATCTTAGCATTGATAGATGCCTCGAAAATAACCTTTGCCTTTTCCTTGAATTCCTCAGAGAGGTCTTCTCCAGATAGAAGAGCATTTACATCCTCTTCAATAGCTGCATTAAGGTCTACCTTATCTTCCTGAGATACTGTTTCGTCTTCGACGATGGCTTCCACCTGATCATCTTCGACTGTTTCAGTTTCTTCGTAAGAAACCTTACCTTTGTTTAAAGTAGGCATGCCAGGATTTCCTCCACCTTTGCCAGGACGGTTGGTAACTACATCCGCAACTTGCTTAATAGTCTTTGTAGGAGTCTTAAGCGCATTGGACTCGTCATCAGGCTTTGAGTTCTGGGGTGTAGGGCCGCCCAGATCTTCTACTGCTTGTGAGCTTTTAACGTAATCACTAGGAGTTGAGGGCATTGGATCCCCTTTCCCAGCACCAGCGTTAACAGCAGTTTTGGATTGCTTTGTGCCTACTTCCATTTCTTGTAAATCTCCACGAGACATTTTGAACTCTCCGTCTAAAAACGTGTGTTAGATATCGTTAATCTATGTTTATTTATTAAATCAAAGATTTGATAGGAAGTTTTGGAAGATTTCCAACTTCTTCTCATCAAGCTGACCTTGACTAACAAATTTATTTATAGTTTCTTGGGTTTCCTCAATTGCCTGTTCCACAACCTTTTCAGGTTCAACAACAGCAACTGGCGCAGAAGTTTCCACCTCTTCAACCATAGATGCTTTTGTTGCTTTTAGGAGTCCAGCGTCCCAAACCCATTCAACTCCCTCCATGATGCCATTGACAAATGCGTCAGGGGCAGAAGGGTCTGCAACTATGTCAGCTGCAGTTGCAAGCATGAAGTCTTCACCAACGACCTTGTATCCTTCGTTAGTGTCTCTAAGAGAACCCATGCCTCTAGAAGAAACTCCAAGTTGTACGCCTTCATCAAGAAGATTCTTGGCAATAACGCCCATTGGTGTTTCTAAAAGCTTTGCTTTACCTACAAAATTGTTTCCTTCTCTATGAAGATCTACAATCTTGTGAGATACTCTGTCCAGATTAACTGTAGGCCCATCTGGATGGCCAAGTTCGCCAAGGGCTCTTCCTTTTGCAACAAATGACTCACAGTACCTATTAACTTCTTTGTTAAGAACTTCTGTAGGGTAGAATCGACCATTCCTATTCTTAAGGTTACCTTGTAAAAAAGTACCCTCAATGTACATATGCTTCTTGCCGTCTTTTTCTTCGACAAGAACCTTAGCAGTTTCGATCTCTTCTCTAATGAGTTTCATTTTTAAGCCTCAGGTTTTTCTTCTTCGGTCTCATTATCAATTGCATCTACTTCATCAGTAGGTGCTTCAAATTCTGCCGAATCTTCAACAGAACTAGGTGTGCCTGGTGCTTCATCTGGTTCCTCAACCTCAGCACTAGGTTCAGTCTCAACTTCTGTCTCTGGTATGTCTAGATAGGGATTAGGCCCACCAAACATAGAGGCAGTCACAGCTGGTTTGATAGTATCAATATTCTCTGCTGATTTTGCGTAGAGAAGGTCTTTAATCTTATCGTGGACATCAGTAGCAGAAGGTTCTTCAGAAGCTATCATGTCAATTAAATCATTATCCATAAGGGTTAATATAGAATTAGACTAGTAATATTTATATTTCTCCACCTTTGGGCATTGACCGAGGTGGTTGAGGTGCCTCTTCTTCTCCTTCCATAGCGGCAGGATCCATTGGCGCCTCTGGGTTCATCGCTCCGCCTGGCATCTGCTCAGGGTGGATACCCATTTCTAATTGTTGCATTTCCATTGGATCGGCAATCTTGCCATCCTCAATTTCTTTTGCCATCTGTTTGTCGATCTCGATGATCTCCTCATCCTTCTGTTTGAGAACGTTACGTCTCACCCAATCGAGTGAGTAGTACTTACCAACATAAGGATCGACTCCAGCAACTACACCAAGTCTTTCATTAATAAGTTCTACTTCCTTCAACTCTGCAAAATGATTATCGTAGACGAAATCAAATTGAATGTGATCTGAAAGTATTTCCCAATCCTCTGGAGTAACAATGTTCTTCAGAATTAATTGAGTCTTCAACATATCAAGGAAGACAATTGAGAATCTTTTTCTCATTCTTCCTACAAACTTGGTAAACTTAATCTCGTCTCTTAAGATCTCTGAAGATCTTCCAAGATTAAATCCTTCTCCAGATCCAGCAATACGAGACTCTGGTACTCCAAGAGCTCTGTAAAGTTTCTTCTGGAAATACTCTATATCAGAGAGTTCTCCGAGGTTTTGTCCGCCTGGAAGAGTTGTGATTTCTGTACCACGACCTCCCTCTCTTCTTGGTAACCAGAAATCTTCAAGCATACTCATATGCTTTCTGTCATCTCTGACCTCACCAGTTGATGCATCATACACCAACTTATTTCTATAACGGTTCATTACCTCTTTGAGGTATTGTTCCGCTTTGATCTTAGGTAAATTACCTACATCGATATAGAATATTCTCCTTTCTGGAGCACGACTCAACCTGTAGATAACAAGAGAGTCCTCAATCATTCTAAGTTGATTGAGTGCCTTAATAGACTTATGCAGATACGAAAGGATGGTTTGTTTGTTCCTGTCAACCAAACCTGAGTGACAGAATGTTATGGCATCTGGTGCAATCTTAACTGGTTTATTCTTATGAGCAAATGGTGTGCTACCTATAGCACCCATATTATTCTTACCCTGTTGTATATTAGGATCATACTGATAGAACTCTTCTATCTCAGGGTTTTCTATATTTTGCGGATCCTGTCCTTGATTAACTGCTTTTATGGCTCCTTTCAATGAAGGATCTGTCTTAAGTTTCCTTACCAGTTTAATCTTAAGTGGATCAATGTATCTTACTTCTTTAATTCCTTCTTCTGGCTTCTTGACATCAATTACTTTGTGGTAATATATTCTTCCATCAACATACCAGTTTCTAAGAATCTCATGACACTTACTATCAAAGTCAAGAACTTCTTTTACTGTTTTAAATTCTTCTCTAATTAATTCTTTAAGCTTCTCAGATGCTGGAAGATTCTCCAAATCGATTTCGACAGGAGAATCATTCTGATCTGAAACTATAGCTTCGTTTATAATATCTTCAATAGCACTGTCCACTTCTGGGTGGAGTGCCATTTCTCTATATCTTTTAATTAACTCATACTCGGACTTGAATACTCCGTCAATGTCAACATATTGCCCATAGAATCCACTCGTAACATAATAGTCCGATGAATCCTCATTAGATTGGGGTACAGGAGAAACAACGTTCTTGGACTGATCATCATCCTTCTGTATTTTAAATCCAAATAATTTAGCCATTAACTCACAATCTGGGGCTGTTCCCAGTTATTTATAAGTACATTATAACACGGAAATCAAACTATGATGTACTTGATCCAAGCATAGACTGATCAGTATCACCCTTAAAGGCATCCCACCACTGAACTTGTAGGTCAACTGTAAACTCTTCTATAGTGTCTGGTTGATCATATGATAGTTCAATTGCAGATACATTAGTTGGGAATATACCGTGGAACTTATAGGATTTAAGAATAGGTAACTTATCACCTGTAGGTGCAGCAATTGTACCTCCTGTTGTGGAAGTAGTTCCTGAAGCTGCGTTTCTTCCTAACTGATAAACAACTGCATCTGTTTGATAGTCATTTGGAGTTGTTTCACCAGTAGCATTGTCATGCTTGTTAATTCCATTCATCCACAATTCAAACGCATTTCTGAGTTCAAATGAGGTATCGTTGATTACTGTGATTGTCCATACATCGAATGTACGGTCACCAGCAATCTTGAGGTTCCTTCCTCTGAAAGGAACGTCAATTACGTTGATGTTAGATGCAGGGAGGTTTGCGGCTTTAACCATGAACCTTGCATCAGCAGCTGCGGTATCTTCATCAATACCCACACCGCCTGGGAATTGAAGTACAACCTCGAACAGGTTGGGTCTTGCACCACCACCGACAAGTTTCGATTTGAATGTATCAATCGTCCTTGCAGCTATATCTGGTAAATTTTTAGCCATGGAGTTGAGTCCTCTCTTCGTTTATATTTAGTAAAAGGTTAGTAATTAGGCGGAACCAACTACTTCATCAAAGCTGATGCCAGTTCTAGTTGCAACGAATGTTAGTCCGATGAAGTTGATAGAACGTGCAGGCTTCACGAAGATGTCTGCCTTGAAGGTATTAGCATCAATAACAGCAGGTGTGTTATTGGTCTCATCACAAATGACTACGAAGTCGGAAATACCTCTCTTAGCCTTAACATCACGGAGATATGGTTCAACGATGTTCAAGAAGTTAGTTCTTGTAAGGTCATCATTGAATTCAAATAACTGTGATCTTGCAGCTCTTTCTATTGTTCCCTCGATTGTTAAGAACAAGCGACGAACGTTGATTCTATCGAAAGCTGATGCCTCCTTCTGAGCTGTCTTATCACCGAATAGAACGATTCCAGCGCCAGGTGTAAAGATGACTGGGTTAATCCTCTTAGGATATAACTCATCTCTTTGTGCCTGTGATGGGTTGTATGCAAGTTTAATTGCATTGTTGATGTTTCCTCTAGTTGCACCAGCGGGGGAGAACCAAGGGAATGAATTGATAGATGTTCTTGCCATCAATCCAGCGATGTCACCGTTTAGAGGAATATATCTAAAGGTGTTATTGAATCTGTCATAAGTGTACTTATAACCAGAGTCAAATACTGCATAGGAACTAGATGTCAAACTATCGTAGAACGATACTATGTTTGATGTCTGTTGATCTGAATTTGTTAAACCAACAACTCCAGCTCTATAAGGAGAGATACATGCGATGCAATCCTTACGAACAGTTGCAATACTGATTAGTTTGTTTGCCTTAGCCTGTGCTTCGTAGATGTTATCTCCACTTGAGGGGCCTTGGATAAGGTAGTTAACAGAGTACTCTGCAGGGTTGTCTAGAACTGTATAAGAAGTAACAATGTCTCCTAAAGTAGACTTGTACTTATCAACACCGCCATAGTCATTACCATTTGCAAGAGAGAAGATCTGAGGGCCAGCACCGTTGAAGTTAACTCCTTGAGCTTTGGTTCCCCATACACCAGTTGCGTCAACTGAATATCCACCCAATGTTGAATGCTGAAGACCGATACCAGTCTGTGCAGCTCCAACAAATGCATAGTTAGAGTAGTTTGCAACGTAATTCTTGTAGTAGATGTCTGTTGATGGAGAAACCTTGGCATCATTTGCCTTAGATAATCCAGTCCATTTCTCTACAATGTTTCCAGAACTACCAGTTACTTTACCAGTGTCATCAACGATAAGAACGTGGAACTCATCATTCTTAGAATTCCTTTCCTTAGCAAATTCTGTAGTTGTAGGACGATCAGCGATCTGCTTCCAGTAAACTGTACTATTTGTAAGTCCTAGAGTCTGTTGATCATACCAGTCGTGAACGGTATTACCCTCTCTTAGGTAAATACCACTACCGATACCAGACATAACTTGGAAGTCTGTGTTTGCGAACGCAACTGTAGCAGCTGTATCCATAACCAATACACCTTGGTTATTAATCACTACGTAATCAGTAATCTTACCAGAGTAAGTTCCATTCTTAGATCTTACTGTATCTCCACCAGCAGACTTAAGAGCATTAAAGTCACCTTGATAGAAGATTGTTGTAGAACCAATTCCAACGGTTGCTTGGAAGCTTTGTCTTTCTATAATCTGCTGAGCACCTGATGTATCAAAAATCTTAACACGGTTAGGATGGTTGACTGTAGTATCTGCAGTTATGTTGTCGGCATAAACACCAGCATCATATCCTTGGAAAGCAGCAGTTGTTGATCCTTCTTCGTAATCAATAGCACTCCAGACATCAGTTGTAACATTATGCTTACTTACAATTTTAACGTCAATTGATCCAGCGTTAAGTCCAGTAATAATACCTTTAACGTAACCAGTTTGAATACCAACTGTTCCGTCTGTATTTGCAATACTAGTTGAGAATCCAGCGGTAACTGCGTATCCTACTGCAAGTCCTTCAGTACCAATAGCTATTCTTTGGTCTGCTTGTGCATCAATTGTACAAATCTTTAATTCGTTTGACCAAGAGCCAGGGTTTCGTGCAGCATATAACCAGTTTGTATCTTCGGATCTATTATTGTAATAGTCCTCTGAAGATTCAATTGAAAGGTTGGTTATAGCAACACCAACTGGTGCGTTAGCATTAGAAAGTGTTGGGTTAGATGTCCTAAGTACTCGAAGGATTCCTCCATACGATAAGTAGGCAGATGCAGTCATCCAGTACTCGTACTGTGCATCGGCAGATTTGGGTGCCCCAAACGTCTCTAGAAGATCGGCCTCTGTTTCAATTAAGACTGGTTCATTTACAGGCCCCTTTTCAAATGGCCCTGCAATAGCTCCAACTTGATCGTTGATGCCGTCAATCCTTCCTACAGTTAGGTCAACTTCTCGTACCTTAACGCCTGGAGATACTAGATTAAGCGTCATGTTAGTATTCCTCGGAAACTCAGTTGTTTTCTCTACAACTTATTTATTGTTTTGGGTTATTCAGTGGGGAAACAGTACATGAACACCTACCAATCAGGGTAAATTTCGGGTTTACTACGTCGTTTTTTTGTTTTTACTCGTTTGATCGTACAGGTCTTACACTCATATGAATAAGAGGATGGCAAAGCCCCTCTATTCTTTCTAGTCAAATAGAATCCATCAGTTAAATTCTTAGTTTGATTGCAGATTCTACATTTCCTTTCATGTAATACTAAATGACCTAAATCAAATTCTTCATCTAGATCCATTTCATCTATAGTACTTGGACAACACCTTTAACATCTGGGATTTCCATCATAAGTTTCTTTTCAATACCTTGCTTTAATGTCATGACACTCATAGCACATGTCTCACATGCACCGCCTAGTCTGACCTTGACGTAACCATCTTCGGTCTCAACATACTGTAAGGATCCACCATCTGCTTCGATGTATGGTAACAGTTCTTCTAAGACTGTTATTATATTCTCGTCATTTAATTCCATTAGGATACTTTATTTCCATATGATCCTGCCTCTGTTGAGTCAGGGTTGTCTTTACACCATTGAACATAATTGAATCCAGTTCCTTCTGGGTAAATGTATTTACCATTCTCGTCAAAGTTAGGCAACTTTGATCTAGACTCTGCTGTTGCATATGTTGTTTTAGGTCGTTTACCTTCTCTAATCTCTCTACCCTTTCTCTTTCTTTCTTCATTACCACTCTCATGGTTTGGATCAAACTCTGGACATGATGTACCAAGGATCTCCCTGATCATCTCTTTGGTGTAACCGTTAGGATGCATTACTTATCCTTCCAACCTCCTGCTTTTAACCAGTTGTTGTAGTGTGGATTATTCCAGTTGTCACTAATTTCATAGGATGGAATCACAACCTCTTG